ACCACTGTCTTGTTTGAAAACTTTTCCGTCATGATCACCGTGCAATATAAGTTCTTCTGAACCCACATAATCGCTCGTGCAGCATGAGGCTCGGATACCTAAAAGTTGTCCAAATTCCCAACCAATCCCACCGCCACTAGAAGTAGTAAGACCGCCAATGATGCCTGTGCTTTCGGAGGCCCCTTGGACCGCACTTCCCACAGTGGTGGTTACAAAATACCTGACCTGAGATTTAGATCGTACCACTACTCCGGTGAGTGCGTTCATATCTTCGTTTTTAATAAGGTCAACGAGGGTCGATTGAATAGGTTTGGACAATGTTTCTAGTTCTACGTCCCCAACTCTGGACGTACCTGCAACGGGTCTAAAACCATCTGGGCTAAGGAACATAAGATCGCCGCCGACCTCTAGTACACTGTCCCGTGACACGCAACCAATGTTGGTGGTGACGTTTTCAAGGGCAAATGCGTTGGATGCATTAACAGTAATCTTTTTAATATTCTTACTGCCGAATACAAAAAAGTTGTCACGAAACGGTTTAATCTGAACAACATCAAAGCCAGCCGCGATCTGCCCAGCGCCAGCCGCAGCGGTCCAAGTATATGGGTCATTGGGAGCCGAATGAGCGATTGCTGCTCTATTGGCTTCATGGCCGCCTAAGAACAAATGGTTCTCGAAAACATCTACGAGTGCAGGGGCGTTGAGTGCTTTGGCTCCACCCGCAGTGCCGTTGCCGTTGTCGTGACTGTCACCTGCTGTGTAGCCGCCTGAGTTCCCACTTTTGATCTCGCACCAGTGCGCCCCGTCAAAGATAATCGCTTCATTAACACCGTCTACAAAAACAATTTTATTGCCTGTACCAAAGTTAAATTGAACGTGGCGAAGGCGGTCAACAGTTGCACCGTTTGCAGTCATTACTCTGGAAGCAGAGTGGTTAAGTGTGTACTTTCTCCAGCCCACGTTAGCTGTATAAAAATAGAATGAGTAAGTAGCTGCACCCGCATCTTTTCGGGCCGCTATGATTGTAGTACCGCCAGTGACATCATCTTTAAAAATGGCAATGCCAAGAACTTTGCCGTCACCAGTTACTGAACCAGCTACGGTCACAATTCCGAAATCACTATCAAATTCAGAAAAGCCTTCAATACGCCGATAGCCGCCAAAAAGGGACGGCTCATAGTTTAGCAAACGGCTTGCTGCGCCTGGGCTATTATCCGACAAATCCAAATGGTTTTCGTTGGAGTTGAGGCCACCAGAGCAAATAACTTTAAAGCTGGATATCTGGTCAGGCATTAAAAGTTTACCCTCGTATCTCTAATGCTTGTGTAAGTATTAATGTATAATGTTTGAAGGTCTTTAACGCCCTGTTCAAAAGTAGCATACGCTGCTGTGGCGGATTCCATATTAGATTTAAACATATACATATGGTAAAGCGCACCATCGATTAACACGGTATCGTAGCTGGTTGGTATTCGGGTAACATCATCAAAATCAGTGATGTCCGAATGATTTAAAAAATATCTAAATTTAAGCGTGTAAGCTTTATTAGGAGAGGGAGTGACACCATATCCGTTTCCATGCGAGGGAAAAACAAACTGTGGGATTGATCTACCTACTGAACCGGAAGTTTGATCCACATCACGGTACTTAGAGTAGTACTCATCACGCTCAATAAATTTCAAGGTGGTAAAGCTGACGCCTAACGAAGTAGATGCCTGTATTTGAAAACTGTTATAATCCGCTACCTTAAAGGCAGTGGGCCATGAATATTCTTCTTGCCCGACAACTAATACATCAGTCTCTTCAGCGGCGTTAAAAGGCCACTCAAATTCCATCTGATTGATACGGGCAACTGCGGCCTTGATCGCGTCCTTAACTACAGCCTGAATGCCTGTAGCAGACGCAAAATCGCCATCGATTAACTCCACCTCGTTTAAGCGGCGAAGGACTTGATTGCATAAACTAATATATGTTGATGGCATGTCAGACCTTTAGATGGAGGAATGGGGCCAGCGGTGAAGCCAGCCCCAAAAGTTTTATGCTAAGTAATCGCGGTCTACTTCAGTCGCTACAGAGTGACCTGTATCGGTTACGTCCATAAGAAGCGCGAAGACGCGAACCTTACCAGTAGTCAAAGCAGTGCCTGACTGTGTGGCAAGTTTGATGTCGATAGTCTCGGCTGCCACAGCCATCAGCGGGTTATAAGCAGCAGCGGGGATAGCAAATGTGCCAGCCGCTGTACCACTGTCGGCGTCAAATCCATCAACGAAACAATCAACGTCAACGCCTGTACCCAAATCAAGTGTAGTAGTACCTGAAGAGGCCACGGTATCAATTTGGATACCTGCGTTTAAAATGAGTGTCCCGGCTGGAACCGCAATACAAGGGATGATATCGTTTGCTGCAAGTGCAGAACCTTTATCAGTCAATGCTGTTGCGTAGTCTACAACGGTCTGAACCATGTAGGGTGAGCGGCCTCGCGAGGAAGAACCCCGTGCAGCCGCTAATGTGTTATCACCTAGTGACATAGATTGATCTCCTTTATTTTACCTACGCGGCGTTATACATTGCAGTTACAATTGACTCTGGGCGAAGAATCTTTGAACCGTAGACCTGCATCCCACGAACAATGTCGGCGAATGAGTCTGGATCACGGTAGATTTCCGTTTTCGAGATGGTTTCTGCGGTAGCAACTGCTGAGTCATGACCAGCAACTATGACGCCAAAGTTAGCCAACTGATTTGCTGAACCTGCTGTACCCGCACCAGTGCCAACTGCTGGCAGATTGCTTGAGGTATAGACGCGGAAGCCGTGAAGGTTCTTAATAGTTAAACCATTACGGAGACCACCGGACTCACCAAAGTCTGCATTCATGAAACGTGAATCCTCGTCTGAAAGGAGTTCCATGAACACTGGGTCTACAACCAACCAACGACCATTTGTATCAACTTGCTGCTGATCCATCAGGCGTTTCATACGAGCAACTACCATCGCTGGAGAAGCTGTTGCGGTTGGAAGTGCAGTAGCGCCGGGAAGACGTGCTGCAACTGGGATTGAGTGGTTACCAGCCGAAGAAGTAGTAATGTTTGAAAAGCTATCTTTCCTGAGCTGCATAGTTGCCAAAAGCTCATTGTCACCAGCAGAGGTAACAGCTTTATCGCCACGGGCTGTAGTGTTCAGCGCATTTGCTGAAGCGTGGATTGTAGATTGCTTGTAACCGGAAAGATAACCAAGAACGTCTTGGTCAAATTGGTCAGCTAAACGATAAGCAGCCCGATCAGTTGCGAGTTGCATGAAGTTTACGTGGCTATGGGCTTCTTCGATATCGTCAATCTTAAAAGCAAAATAATTCGCTTTATTTACGACTAATGAGAAGTCTTCATCGTCCAAATCTTGTGGACTGATTGTTGTTCCACGCGAATATGCGCTAACGGAAATTTCAGGTTCTTTGATAATTCTAACCGTATCGCCCTGACTAGAAATTTCACCGAAATAATCCGAATTGCTAATATCGCCTACAACAGTAGCTTTGCGAAATGCACTTTGGGTTTTTTTGCTATAAATTACACTGCTGAAGTTGCCGTTTGGTAATGACCCGTGACCGGGTGCTGATTGAAATGCCATTAGTTTTTCCTTTGAATGAAATGGCTGGGGATTCACTTCTGCACTCAACGCAAACCTGTAGAGTTCTCCGAATTTAATCGGCTCTCTATTAAGTGGGTTTGAAATATTTTGTTAAAGCTAGAAGCAGCTAAATCAGACAATGAACAATAGTGTCAGTTTATTTAGAGTAGCGCCGTGGCGGTTCCAAACGTACTGGTGGACTTTGTAGTATTATCTGGGTCGGAGGGATTAGGGTGTACTAAAAAGTGTCCTAAACCGTTGTTATTCAATGCTTTCATTATAGCACATCAAATTAGTTAAAGCAATAGTTGATTGCTGTATTAAAAGTTAACGAGCGCCACCTGAAATGTCATAACTAAAAGTGCCAGCCGCACGGGAAGCATCAATAGCTTTCTCGTTAGACTCGAACTCTTGGATAGACATTTTATTGACCATGCTCTCTGAGAAAGCTGACTTGCCAACTGCCGCTGGAGCAGAAGATGAAGTGCGGCCTACTGCTTGGGCGGCTGAACGATCAACCTTTTTCTTACCCTTGTCAGACTTGTACAGATCGATTGTACGGGAAGCCCACATAGCATCGGTATTATTTTTATAGACGCTGTCTTGCATTTGCGATGGTTGCAGGGAAACCCATTCATGGAACTTAGCATCCGCACGAATTTCTGCAAAATCAGGATGAAGGTCCAATAGCTGGTTTTCAGCACCCTTGCGATTTAAGCTCTGCTCAAACTTCTCTACTTGCTCTAGCCGTGCCTCGCCCTTTGCAAGAACTTCGTTAGCGCGTTTGGTGGCGATAGTGTCCACAATTTTAGCAACGTCTGGATAGCGGGTAGCCCAAGCTTCAACTTCTGCGTCTGTCTTTGGAAACTTAATTTGCTTGCGAGTAGCAGCGTCCAGTTGCTCTTGGACTTGAGAAATCTCTTGGTCCTTTTGATTGCGAACAGTTTGGATATGGCGTTGGATATCCTGATAGCGTTTTTTGTAGGATTCCTCTTCAGCGCCAAGCTCCGGTTGTGGCGCAACTAAGGCCATCTCCTCTGAATAAGATAATTCGTTTTCTTCAGCATTGGCGCGTTTATATTTTGTATTACTCATTAGTACCTCATGTGGGTCCAGACTAGCTGGGTGTCCAAGTTAAACCGCGAATGCGTATTTGTTTTTATTCATTAGCGGCATGTCTGATATCCTCGGTGAAATCTCAATAATCTCATCAGAGTCATCCAATTTATCGTCTACTTTAAAAGTAGCGACTTCTACATCGATGTCCTCATCGGACTCTTCGATTTCTTCTTCCTTAACCTCCTCGGCTTCAGGAGTATCCTCACTCTGGATAAGGCCGTCCATTTTCATAGACATTAGCCCCATCTCGGCTTCAGCTTGCATCATCTGGATTTGTTTCAGGCCGTGCCATTTAACAACGTGGGCTGGCATCACATACTCATCAGTGGAAAGCTTGGCATCGATGTCATCACGAACATTCTCAGGGCTTGCTCCAATAGGGATGGGATTACCTGAAACTTCATCATAGCCCATAAGACCGCCCATCATGCCGCCGTGGGACATCTCTACGAGTTCGTTCTTCTCGCGCGCATCTTCAATTTCACCTTCGCGGGTTGAAACGATGCCATCCTTATTAGTGTCAGCGTTCTTATCGTCCCGCTGATATTTTTTATTTGCCATATCTCTGCCCTCTTTTGTTGTGATGCCTTTTCGGGCAGTTGCTAATCCACCCGGCGCAAATCTCTTAGATTTACCATTGGCAATATTTAGATAATGATGCTCTGTAATGGGGTCCATTATTTAGCTCCCGCAATGACTTCATCTCTCAAAGTTCTGAAGCGCCGTAGTTCCGCAATAGAGCCTTGAATTTCTAAGACACGCTCATGGTCTTTCGTACATTCAAGCTGAGTGTGTAGAAGTGCTATTTTCGCTAGTGTGTACTCTAGAAGTAAAGCCATTTGCTTTCGGTCATTAACAAACGACAGCATTGCACGGTAAAATTCTTTCTCCATTTATTGTACGGCCCCTTGTGGTGCTACCCCTTGAGGGGGTGCGGCGGGTTGCCCTCCATTGTCTCCACCACCCGCTCCCGTGAAGCCTGGTGCGCCTGGCTCTGGGGCTGCGCCGGGAGCTATGTTTCCATTACCATTACCTGTTGGGTCTTGGGGACCGGGTGCGCCGGGTGGGCCACCTTCAGGAGGGGGTGCTGGTTGCTCAGGCATGAGGGCTTGTATTTCCGCCATCATTTTTTGTTGGATAGCGGCTTCGCGTGGATCGTTCAGTATCTTATCTTCATCAAGGTCCATCGAAGACGCTAGCTCACGGAGGATGTAATCGTACTTAACAAAGGGAGCCATTGAAGGATTGGCAGTCATCTGCATGAACTGCAACAGACGCTGACTGCGAACCTCATTCCGCATTAAGCTTTCAGTGCCACGAGCCTTAACCTCTAAGTCCCCGATAAATTCTTTGTCAAAATTAAACTGCATATTAAATCGGAATAAAGAATGGCCTAGTGGGGCAAGCAAATAGTCATCGATATTACGGACAACTGCTTTAATGTTTTGTGCAGCAGCTCCCATCAGCATCGACATGCCAG